TTTAGTATTGATTTAACATACAATATCTTTTCTAAGTGAAAAAGAGAATTTGTCAAGTCAATATTGTTATCTTCTAAATCAGACACCCAAGAATTTAAATTTTTATCATTATAATCTTCTTGAAAATATTTTGAATAGTAATAAAAGTCTTTTATGTTATCACTTTCTAAAATCTTAGACATTACAAAAAAAGCTCTTACGTTATTAGAAAAATTTGTCAGTCTAATATCTGAAGATCTTTCTGTATTGTGAAAGCACACACCCCAGTATTTGCCTTGTTCGTGAATCTCAGATCGATTTTGTGATCTTAATAAATTGCTGTTATATTTAATTGGCATTTGTCTAGGCGTTTCTGCATTATTATCGTCAATATCAATACTTAAGCCACTAGTGTTTATTCTTGGATAAGGCATAAATCCAGAAGGAACTATTTCATATGCATCTATTTGTTGATACTCAATCTTATCACTTATTTCAACTCTTAAGTGACTGTTAGCAACCCTATAGTGGCCTTCTAATTCTACTTTTTTAGTTTTAAAATTATAAAATTCTCTTTCAGTTCCAATCACTCTTCCAATATAATCACCACTATTAGGATTTAAGTTTAGATCTTTATACTCAAATACTTCGTCAAAGTCATTTGTTTTCTTATTGTAATACATAACTTTTACTGAAAATCTTGACCATGTCTTGTTTGTTTTGTCACCTATTTTTTGTGGTGTTATTCTAATTCTGTAATTGTTGCCTATTTCTCCATCACTTGTAGACCAGAATCTAAAAAGCTTTTCACATTTACTAAACAAATCAACTCTGTTGTCTTCTAAATCATTTCTGTTTAATGGCTGTGATAACACCCAAGGTGTTTTTGCAGTTTTATAAGGACTAACAAAGTTTTCATAAACAGGTTCATTCTGATTATTACTTCCTTTTACAATAAAGTGTTTTCTAGCACCAACTTCTGAGCTCAAAGAAAAATTTTGTAAAGATGAAAGATAAGATCCATATACCAAGTGACCTTTATGAAGTATATTTTTATTTTTAAAATTAAATCTATCTTCTGAAAATGTAACAATATCGTTTTTTAGTTTAGATGTATAATCTGTTATTAAATTTCTGTCTCTATCTAGTAAATTTGCTACATATAAATTTGCAAACTTCTCTGTTGTAAAATCTTCAGATAAATTGTCTCCTGCACCAGAAACTGCATCATCCCTGTCAGAATCAATAACATTAGAATCATCAGGATCATATTCTGAAGAAATTAAAAGCTTACTGCCACTTGGGCAAAAAACTGCATGATTTATCAAATAGCCTGTTGTTGTATCACTGCTGTAACCAATTTGTTCTAAATAATCATTTGTTGGGCAGATTACTGTAGTCACATTATTGTTTGAGACAACATTATTATTTTTATAAGCTGAACATATAAAATTAACTTTTCCTTCGTAGTTACCGTTAGAAAACTTATTACTTCCTAAAAAGTTTTCATTATTAGATCCACTAACAACCTGACCACCTACAACAAATCCACTTCCAAGAGTTATACCTTCTTCGTTAGGTATTCCACTTAAACCAGCGCCTAAACCCTTAACAAACGTAACTTGTTCAGCACCCTGATTAAAAGATTCATACACACTTAATTGTGATACATTTACTTCACTAAGATCCTGTAGACTACCAAATACGTTTTCAAAAGTATTATATATACTGTCACTTTTGTCATACGTTTGAAAAGTATAAGGCACAAATGCCGGGCCTTTAAGAGAAGTTCCTGCAATACCGATATTGTCACTAGATAAACTAATAGTCTCTAAAGCTTTAAACTCTCTTTGAGACAAAATATCTGCTGAATTGTTTTGATCGTTCCCGTTTGACATATAACTAAGTCCTATTTATTTTTTTAATATAAATAGGCTTAGAAATGATTTGTGTAAACGACTATTTTAAAAACTAGTATTGTAAAACGCAGTTATCAAATTGAATTTCTAATTGAATTTCTGAAACTGTTCCTTCGTCATCATAACTGATGTCACCAAAGTTTGCACTATTTAATTGTGCACCTTTAATATCCCACAACTCAACAACAGTTCCAACAGGATCAAGCATTTTAAGTTGACAATCTCTTTTGTAGAAATCTGCATAACCTGCACGACCGCTAACAGACTCAAAGTGAGTGCGAATCCATTCCATAACTTGTTGTGCACCACTTGGAGCAATAGGGTCATGTAATGTAACGCTAAGAGTTCCAAACTTCATTTTATTTGCAACATATCTTGTGCTGTTGATAAAGTTTATTTCCTGTGCCGAGCTTGTGTAACTTGGTCTTGCAGCCGTCTTCATAAGGAAAGCGTCGATGCCTTCAATCGCAAAGATCCATCGATTCTTTCTTTTCGGCTCAAACTTATTTGGAATCATTTCCGTGACTGAAAGCGTCTCTGCCATTTGTTTTCTCCTAAAATTCTTTTATATATCTATATATTAATCAATTGAGTTAGTTACTACGAAATCAAGTGAAATAAATTCAACAGACTTAGTAGGTTGCAAGTAAATCTTGCCGCGAATAGTGTTGTTTTCAACGTCGTTCTGTGTTGTAGTAGTTGTATCAATTTGAACTTTGTATCTTTCAACACCTTGTCTAGCTTGAACTTCTGCCATAATTGGTTCAACCAAGGCACTAAATCTTGCAAGAGTTGATGCTCTGTTTGGCTCAAATAGTAAAGTGTTTGCAATGTTCTTAACTCTACGACGTAGGTTAATCAAAAGACGACGAACATTAATTCGATCAAGAGCAGACTGATTCTGCATCAATGTCTTTTGACCGAAAGCATAAACTTCTCCTGCACGACCTGCTGGTTCGTAAATCGGGTTAATGTCAGCGTCGTAAAGATCATTTAAAACGTCTCTGTTCATTTGAACTTTTGCGTTAAGCGCATTAATACGACCACGTGTTAAGCCTGCTGGTGCAAACCAAGGATCTGCAAGTGTATCATTAAGACTCATTACACCAAGCATACCTACTGAAGGTGGAACTTGAAGAGGCGCACCATTTGAACTTCTTCTCATGATAACATCTGGGAAGTATGCTGCAGCAAATGATGTATCTAGCTCACGATTACTAAAGTTACGAATAATATTAGTAACGCTTGGCTTAACAGAAGAATCAACAATAACTTCGTTAGCACGATCAATTTCTTCTACGTCCATAACTAACATTGCATCAAATCTGCTCTCGCAAGCAGTAATAGCATAATCTGTAACTGCTGGCTCTCTCATGCCTGGAATAGCTAAGAGTTGAAGCTCTGTAGCACTCTTGTCAGCCAGCACATCGATCGCTCTCTTGTAAGTTTGAATTGTAGCACCTGTAAATACGCTATTGTCATTCTCATCGTTTGCTTCACGATGCGCTGCAATTGTGCTCATTTCAGCTTTTTCTTTGTTAAAAATATCTAAGCCGTCAAAACCACCTTGCATCATAAATCTAAACTTAAGATAACGAACATTTCTTCCAACAGAAGCTGCAGAACTTAGTTCGATATTTTCCTTGGTATCATGTGAACCGCTTCTAGCATACTCAGAAGTTGACCAATCAATATTGTCCTTGTCAGAAACAACAATGTTCTCAAGCGAAAATCCTTCTGAAGCGTCTTTTCCAAACGAATTATCACCATCCATGTCTGGGAAGAATTTGGTCCAAGACTTCATGCTCTCATTAAAGCGAATCTCACCTAACTCATTATTATCTGCGGCATTTTGCTTCTTTGCAAATTTAACGCCCCAAGCAAGCGCCTCAGATGCTTCAAAGGCATCACCAGATTGTCTTGTTATTGTCTTTACGAAAGGCAAAGGTAAAACCTTAAGTCCGTCAAAAATGTTTGCTGCAAGTAATTTGTTTGCTCCAATATCATCACCTTGCTCGTTAAACAAGTCTTCGAACTCTGTATTTAATGTTCTATAACTCTTAAATCCACAAGGCAAACTAGCTGATGGGATTTCTTTGCTCTTTACAAGTTCACTAACTTCTACACGAACATAATTGTTCTTTACTTCAAAGTCACCTTCTTCAACAAGTCTTTGACGACTTGTAACTCTATCAAAGTCGTAATACATGTGCTTGTCACCAATAACACGACCAATAAAGTTTTTGCTATCTGGATCTAAGCTTAAACGCTTCCAAGTAATTAAAGCTTCACCCTTAATAGGATCACTATAGAAGCTCTCAAGACTTAAGTCAAAAGAACCCCACTCACCATTATTTTCAGGTGCAATAATATTTGAAACCAAAACTCTAAATCTATCGTTAGCTACTTCACCATCGTCTAACGCGTAAAGTTTAAACAAGTCATAAACTTCTTTATTAGCACCAGCACCAAACCCTTGAGATTGAACCCATGGTGAATGTGCAGTTCTAAATCTTGTATCAAATGACTCAAAGTCTGGTCGATCTGTTGCAGAAACTCTTGGTAGACCACTAGAGTGCATACAGAAACCTATTTCATTAGCTGTCGCTGGAGTAGAACCATCAGATTTAAAAACGCCAGCAAATGAAGGAACAGCAACGTTTTTATCAATATCCCAGCCAGCAAACAAATAATGACCTCTATCTTCAATTTGATTTGGGTCTGTATTTAGAACGTTAGCAAAATAATTGACATGCTCAGGATCAAAAGAGCAATCTAAAATTGCAGAATCACTTCCATCATAACCGTTTAATATAACTTTAAACGACTGATCAGAAGAACTTACAGAACCAATTTCATATCCTAATAAATTATTACCGCCATCACCAAACTTTCTTAAAGATGCACCATTGTCAACACCAGCAGGAGTATGTGGCGTGGTAAATGGTGTGTAGTTTGCATCTGTTAAATCTAGAGAGGCAACAACGCCACGTGGAGTCATTAAAATTCCTCGAATTACAGGAGCAGCTACTGTTGCGCCAGATAAAAATACTTTTTCGTTAAGATTTGTACTATCAGGCAAGAGATTTCTAGCTATTCCAGCTGTCTCAACAAAATATACTTCATCGCCTTCTTTTCTTGTAGAGTTAAGCGTAATTGTAATTGAATTACCTACACCATTTGTTGCAGTAAATATTTCACTTGGATTAATCAAAAGCTTATTGAATCGTAAAACATCATTGCCATCGGCATCTTCATCATCATAATCGTGTGAAGAATCTCCTGCAGCTACATCTAAATTTAATGCTATTTTTATATAGTCTGAAACTGTTGCACCTGCTGGGTTATCGTTGATAACAATTAAGTTGTCTTCTAAATTTGCAGTTTGCCTTCCATCACCATCAGGATCAAAAGGAGCACCTCCAAGAGCTGTGACACCTACATTAGTTACAACTCTAATTTTAAGAGTTACGTCATCACTAACTTTTGTAGTTGCTACAGAATTTACTACTTCTTTTGGCAGGAATATTTGAAATTCATCTCCATTTGCTACAGCATCTTGCACATCTATTAAATTTGCCTTAGAAGCACTAGTATCTTCGCTTTGAATTCCTGCGTCTGAAAGAAATCTAGATCCTACTGTGTCTTTCATAAAGCAGCCAAGAAAATATGTTCTTGAAGCAAGAAGAGTGCTATCAGCATTAGATGCATTAACTATAATACTTTGGTTTTCTTGAA